CTAATGCGTGTTGCACTCTGTTTCTAAAGAGCTCTAAGGGTTCTTTTGATAACCTGTCGGTTAAACGCTCCCATGCCAACAAACTTAAAATGGGCTCTAAACTTTTTTGTTCGTTTTTTTGGTTAACTGCCCAAACAAGCCAGTTCTTGGTATTGCCCCAATATCCATTGGCCGCTTTCATTATTTTTTCGGCATAACCTTTATTTAACCAAGTAGCTATTGGTTGAACGTTTTTGTTATCCGTCATTTTGCACCACTAAACTGTTTAAATTTGGCAACACTAAACCGCTTTCAATATCGGAAATATCAAAAGTTATTGATTCCAGCTCAGGAAATTGTTGATGAAGTTCAGCTTTAAGCTTGCTTATGCTAAATGTTGAATTAGGCCTTGTTCGGGTTGGCTGATAACTATCATTTAATCTAAATGCCGCTTTTATAAAATTTTCAAGATCGCTATTAATATCGCTACTATTAGCGATTAATTTATAACTCGTTATTACATCTATATTATTGGTCGGCATGGCGTAAACCATAAAGTCATCACCATGACCGTGGTGGCCATTGTCACGAATATGTTGATTAATCACAGTCAGTAAAGCCGTAGATACACCGCCAACATTTAGGTAAATATAGGCATCTGCAGTTCCAGCGCCACGTGGTGCGCCATTAATTATTTCTATATTGTTAATGGGAATACCAAAATCACTAATAATTGCTTTGTATACGGTATTTATATGCCATTTAGCCGCCGTTCCAAACACGTTACGAATACGGTTTCGATAGGCTTCGGTGTTTTCTTCATTTGCTCCGGGCACAATTAGCCAATCAGCTTCGTTGGTTACGGTTACCCCATCGATAGGCTTAACTAAATTATAATAACTGCCTGTGGGTAAATTATGCCCTTGCCCTGCAATTACGGCTTCAACAAGTACTTGTGTTGTGTTTTCACCTTCTTTAAAAACGGCAGAATTAAGCAAGGTTAATTGATATACATTGCCCGATATATTGTCAGACTCAACCAAAGAACCAAGCGGCACACTTAATACGCCTGTTGTTTCTGTACGCTCAAGCATTAATATGCCCCGAGCTTTAATGGCATCAAAAACAAAAACATTTCTACTAGGGCCATGTAAGGTAATAAGCGCATTACGCCCAGCAAGCATAATAAACAAGTCAGGAAATAGGCTTTGTGCTACCCATTCAAATAACGACACAACAGGCAATGTTATTAACGCTTTAATGGTTCGCCAAAAAGGGCTGAACGGGCTATTATTTTCAATGGTAATAGCTTGCTCGTTAAGCTGATCCTCCCATTGTTGCTTTGCTAACTCTTCGGTTATAGGTAAACCTGCATCAACCATTAGTTGTTTAAAATCGGGGGTCATAAGCTTATTACTCCAAACTGCTTGGTTTGCGCTTTTACCGACAAACTTTTATCGCTGTTGTAGGTAATAAAAATAGTACCTGGTACTAAGCGTTCGTCTTTTTCAATCTCTAATTCAAGTTCAACAATGATAGGGGCTATACCGTTTACGTTTCGTAAACCAACTAGTTGTACTAATAAACCGCTTTCTAAAATTCTGTGCTTTATATCTTGCCCAATCACTTGTACTGCTGTTAATTGTTGCGCAGTTAGGTTTGGGCTAAAAACAAAGTCACCGTCAACAATGTTTAAATCAACATGATCACCGACTAATAAATCATTCATTAACTGGCTAGCTCCATCAGTTGTTCGTAATCAACCGACAAGGTATCTTTTTGCAAAACCACGTTGTCTATATATAAACGTTTGCTGTTATCATTTTTATTGTTGTTACTTAACGAATTGCTAAACTGTTGTGCAATTGCCGACTTTTCAACTTTTTGTGTTGTGTTTCGAACTTGCTCATTATTGTGAATTCGGCTCTGCTCAATGCGTTCTTGTGCTAACTGGGCGGAATTAATAGGTATCACATTGTTAATTGGCAACGTACTGACTTTATCCACACTCTCTGTGGATAAGTTGCCACTAATTTCAGTGGTTTTATTTGCTGTAACGTCAACATCGCTTCCAAAACCAAGAAATTCTTTAACCGCATTACTTGCCCAACTTAAGCTGCTAATTACTTTTGTGATCAAATTAACAACAGCTTTAAGTGGCGCCATTATGAAGTTCAAAGCATTACCCAGAGACTGCCCAAAACTAACCCCCATATTTGAAGCGGCTTGCAACTGCTCTGTGGTGCTATTAACCGGGCTAAGTAATGCGCTAAACCAACTAACCACATCACTTATTAAACTACCCACCCACGAAAACACATCACCGACAAAAGACAATGAACTAAATAGCTCAGAAAACACCGCTATTACGGGGGCAAAACTTTCGCTAAATCCGTCCCAAAAGCCCGACATAAACGCTTTTATCGGTTGCCAATATTTATAAATAACCGTGGCTAATAAAATAACACCACCAACTAGCCATGTTATGGGGTTAGCCAGTAAAGCGGCAGTAAATGCCCACGCTGAACTTGTAGCCCCTAACATGCCAACACGAATAGCCGCAAAAGCCCCGCCACTGAGTGCACTTTGCATTTGAAAGGCAATTAGTGCGCCTTTGGTAAAGTTTAATACCGAGCGGAACCCCCCCATTGATTTAGATAATATGCCCGTGGTCGCACTAAACCCCATCATGCCGAATTTAGACAAACCCATAACAATATTAAATAACCCCATACCCACCATTAACGCAGTAATTGCAACAACCGTTGTAGCAATTACCCCAGTAACTATCGGGAACTCTTCAGTAAGCCATAACACCCCGTTCAACATGCTTGCTAATACTTCAACTACGGGTTCTATAATAGGTAATACTTTTTGGCCTAACGATGTTGCGGCGGCATTAAAACCACCACTTAACCGTTGCCAAGCGTCGGTTTGAGCATTTGCCATATCAATGGCAGTTTGCATGCCTGTTTCTTCATTTAATGCGGTAATGTTGCCTTTTAACTGAGCGACTTGCGGCAATAACAACTTAATTAATCCGGTGGCTTCGTCACTACCAAATGCGGCTTTTAGTGCGTCACTTTTTGCTACGGTATCAATATTGCCAAACTTGCTATGTATGGTTTCAAGTACATCAGCCATAGGTAACAATTTACCTTGGGCGTCGGTTAATTCTATGCCTAACGCTTTTTGTGCTTTGCCTACTCCGGCAAGGAATGCTTTATATTTTGTTCCGGCTTCACTGCCCGACATGGTTGCTTGCAGTTGGCCTAAAACTGCCATACTTTCGGCCATTTCTATGCCATGGCTTTGTGCCCCTGCCCCTAAACTGGTAAAGGCGTTAGACATTTCATTACCATTGGTTTTAAACATACGGACCGCAGTGGCGGTTTGTCCGGCTAACTGCTCTACCCACGTATTTTTGCCCAAGGCTTTTGCGTCGTCTTGGTAAATGCCAAACATGGTGCCTAAATAATTGGTTGCGGTGGCCGCGTCTGATTTTGTGCCTTTGGCCATAACTGCACTGGCATTGGTAAAGGCGCTTAATTCTTCGCCCGTTAACCCGGCAATACTTGACTGAATATCGTATGAAGCGCTAATAACATCAGCGGCATTACCACCGTATTTAGCGCTAAAATTTATTGCGGTATTATTTAATTGTTGTAATGAACTGTCGGCAACACCCAAAGAACTGACTTCGCCAAGTGCTTGATTTGCCGCAATTGCAGGGTTTAACGAACCAACAAGCATCATTGCACCACCAGCCGCGCCCATAAAACCTCGTGCCATTCGGTTTTGCGCACCACTGGCCTGTTGGCTTAGCTGATTAATTTTACCCATAATTTTATTAACAGGTGCCGATGTTTTATCGGTAATGCCAATGGTGTACATGAGTTTTTCTAGCTTACTTAAGGCGCTCATAGTAACAATTCAATTAACTGTAAGATTGAGTAAAAATGGTGGTTAAAATCAACCAAGATGCCATTGAAGACAAAACGTAAAAAATAACAATATTTGGTATTTTCTTAATAATGCTTTTGTACATGACAACCTCGGTTTTATATTTTTATTTTTAGCTTTGTCGATATTTAAGCGTTATTTAGCCATTGTCGAAAAACTTACAAATGCCATTGTTAATGACTATTGCTTGCTGTTCTAAGTGGTTAGTTTCTAAAAACAACGCTTGCGACAAACTTTCTGTGGTTACCTCAGTATTAGGTAACCACTTTTGGTGAAATGCGAACCATTGCTCAACTCGGTTTTTACCGATGTCTTTAGCTCGCTTTTCTATTTTTTTACGGTTATATCGAAATCTTCTTGATACTCTTCAACAACCGCGCCCAATAGAAACATGGTTGCACCGGGCTTTTTCATAAACTCAAGTGCATCCTTTCTATTTTCCGGTGCAACAATAGTTGATAAAAAATTAAAAGCCGGCTTAACTTTATCTTTGGGTGTAGAGTCGTTTATATACTTGTTATAAGCGGTAACATTGGCATTAAAAACCAATTCTTTTCCTTCTACTTCAAGGGTTATCTTTTTCTCAAATGCCATGATCATTCTCTTTATTTGATGAATTTATTTGTTGTTGCGTTAATAAGGTATAAGTAAAAGTATTGCCCCATGTTTGGGCCGACTCGCGGCAGAGTGTTAAAAACTCGGCAAAATCATTAGGTTTTGCGAACACTTGGCAACCAGCACTCCATTTATCAACGTGCTTTGACTCATTAAACGCATTGGCTCTATGGCAATTAATACCAAAATAGCCCGTTTGTTTAATCAATTCAGGTTGAGAGACGTCCGTGTCTATCGTTTCATCCATGTTTCCATCACGAAAAACGGTAATTGGCTTGTGTTGTACCAAAGCAGGATATTTGCCTTGATGAAAACCAAAGGTCCATAAACTGCGATGTTGCATCGGTGCAACCACCGCAGTTCCGTTAACATTTAAAGGGTTTTTTCGGTAATAAGTACCCGGATCAGTTGTGCATTTAAATTGCTTTAATTGCCATTTCCCGTTTATTTGATACAACACACACATAACATCGTTAAAGGTATTAGCCCGTAAATTTTTATGACGAACACCAATAATATTGAGGTTTAATTCACCTTCAAAAATGCGGTAGCCGTTTTGCGCCATTGCCGTTAATAAACTTGTTGTTGTGATCAGTAACTTACTCATTACATAAAACTCTTTTTAATACTCTGCTAAAACTAACGACTATAAATCGCGTACTTCGTCGCTGGTTAAATAAGGAATGCCATTAATTTTAATAAAATCTTTTGAGGTAATTTCACCTTTTAACGTGGTGGTGTCTTCCTCACCACCTTCGGCTTTCAGGTTTAAGATTTCGTCTAGCGACGGTAAAACGCCAAAGGCTTCAATATTTTTAGTTCCGGCTTTTACTTCCGCTAAAAACGACATATCAAATGGTGGTATTCCTTTCCAACTTCCTGCAGATTTGGCTTGACCTTCAATCAATAAAAAGTTTTCATGATCAACTTTAAAAGTCACTTCTGCCGATACTGGGCCATCAATAAAACCAACCGGAATACCGCGAACGGTTTTCACTTTTCGACCATCAGTTACCTTTACCGATGCTTCAATAACGTGGACCATTTTATCGCCCATGAAAACATCAAAATCTTTGCCGCCTAAATGTTTATTACCTGACATTTTCTTTTCCTTATTCTGCGCTGTCGAGCATAATGCCGACTAAAATAGTGCTTGGTGAATCAATAGGTTGTACTTTCAGTATCACGCGTAATTCAGTTGGGCTAGTGAACGTTAAACCAATTGAATCGTCTTTGGGTTCGCGTATTTCACCGGGGAATTTATCAGCCCCTAAATTGATACTTTTCGACATTTCACGAAGTGGTTTACCCAGAACGTTTTTACCAAATGCGATACCCGTAGGAGAGTTATTTAAACGTCGATTTTTAATTTGCCAAATGGCAATAATGCGCACTTGTCGAGCCGCTTTGTCGACCACCCGACCCGCTTCAATTTTTTGAAAGTCTCCCCCTTCAGCGTCAAGCATATTGGCGTCAGCAAAATAGATACCGTCGAAGTCTGGGTAAAACTGCACACAACTAAAACGAAGCGCATCTAAAGCGGCCGTTACTGCATTAGTTAATGGGTTGCCGTCTTTATCAACGGGTGAAGCTAATAACGACATAGCGCCAGTTTGGGTGCGCATCGGTGAGTCAGCAATGGTTATTGAACGTTTACATAAACGCCCCGCTAACCCGCCTAATTCGTCACCGTAAAGTGCTGGGACAACACAAACTCTGTCACCAACTACACCGTCAATTAATGGCTGAATAGCAGTATTATGCTCTGCCCAAGATTGGGTTTCGTCACAACCTGGTGCTGAAATTAAAAAGCGAACACGACGAGCGTATTTTGATAATAGTTCTAAGGCTTTTGCTTGATAGGCTTCAACATCGGCTTTGCCTGTAACATCGGTGCAAACCACGATAATTTCAGGACTAATGTCTTGGTCCATTGCCATGTCTATTTGGTCGTGAATATTGTCTCCAGCTTCAACAGGTATTGCCCAACCACTGACTAAATCGTCACCGTTGCGAATCCATGATGCGAGCTGGGTTTTTAGTGCTGAGTCACCCGCACTGATTAATGCGTCTAAATCTGATTGCGCATTTACGGCAACTGCAGTACGTAAATTTAATGTACCAACACCAATAAACAATACAGAACGTTCAACTTCTTTGGTTGCGCCACTGCCTGTATTTAATGAAGTGACTGAAACTTTACCTTGTGTCATAAATTATCCTTTCGTTTTAATTGGTGTTATGCAGCAAGCCTAAAGGCTTCGTCTAACATGTAATTTTTCAAGGCAACTAATTCGCCTCGGTTTTGTCCTAAAAACGAACGTTCGGGTAAGGCAATCGTCCATTTGTTTTTACTGTTTGGTTCATCACGCATTATTCTTAAAATTTTGCCTGCTTGGCCACGCTCTAAATTTTGCATGATCCATTTAATACTTGGGTTCTTCCAGCCCTTACCTTTGTTGCGCCTTATTTTGTAGCCCTCTTCTTTGAGTGATACCGCTTGCGCTCTGGTTGCTGACCCTTTGTAATCAGGTGTGCCGTATTTTCTTGCGGCCTCGCTTGCGGTCATCTCTTGGCTTAACCCTTCTTGATGAACTCGCGCTATTTTGCCAATGTTGTTATTGCCAAAAACCACTTGGGCATTGTTTGGGTTGCTATGCACTTGCATGTGTTTACCCAGTTTCGTTAACATGCGCTTTTTACGCCCGTTAGACCTTGCCTGCCAATGACTACCCACTAAATCTTTTTGTGACCGAATTCTAGTTTTACTGTCTCGTCTTACTTTTCGACCTGCGCCCCGTAAAATTCTGCGCCTTTTTCTTGGGCCAAGCTTAAGTAAATTTAACTCTTGTTTTGCTTTACTGGTGTTAATGCCAATGCTTAACAAAACAAATTACTCTGCGATCACTTCGGTAGTTACTTCGGAAATCAGAGTGAAACTTTCAGCAATCCATAAGCTGTTTTCACCAAAGTCATAACGTTTATTATTTAAAGTAAATGCACCTGTTGGGCATTCAACGAGCTCAATATCTTCACTAAAGGTTTCAATGGTCAATTCCATTTCAACTGAACTATCATCGTTAATGTCTGCACTAAATTCAGCGTCGTTACTGTCGTACTTACCACCGTTTTCTTGTAGCCAAAAGCTAACGAAAGCGGCTATTAATTCAACAGGTGCAGAACATGGGTTTATGCTAACAACCCCTGAGTAATAAAAGCGCGCGGCCAGTAAGCCATTACCATTAATATTTTTGCTTGCGGTTTCAATTCTTCCGCCCTCTATCCATGCACTAAATTGCGTGGGCAAGGCTAATTTTCTGCCCTGGTATTGAGCGTCAATTAGGTGTTTGGTTAGCTCTTGTAATTTGCTTTCGCTCATATCAAACCAACACTTATATTTGAGCTAACCCCTACTATTTTTCGAATAGCGGCAAAGCTTTGTTTTTGCCAATGTTCTTTGTTTTCTGATGCTAAGAGTTGTTGAGCCGCTTGGTTGTCTCGGTGGCTTTCACCTAACTTACTGATCAACATTTTTGATTTGGCTAATGAGTACACCGCTTTTTTATATAAAATGACTAACCGGCTTATGGTGTCTAATGTAATATCGGGTATGTCTTCTAGTTTTTGATAATCACCCCAATTGAGCATTTGAAATTCAAGCAGTTCGTCATTCACAAATAAAGCCGCTTCGGTTAGCTTTTCTATGATCATGTCAACGTTGGTTGCGTATTGGGTCGCTATTGCGTAGTTATCGGTTAACTCTTTAATGCACAACTCAGGGTAAAAGCTGCTCGATTGCACCTTATTCTCTGGCATTTCAGCAAATGGCATTCCCGTGATATTCATACTTAACCTTTTACGTTTACTTTTAACCAAACTTAAAATTAGGTGCGGCCGCCACAATAAACCGATTAAGCACAACTGAATGAGTTAGTCAGTTACTGTTGACCGCATGGCGTAAGAGCTTTTTCTATATTTCTATTTCAATGTCTAATTGTTTTGCTAAGTCTTTAGCGACTTTTTTAACCCCAGCGCCGTCGTTAATACGCTGAGCGGTTAAGTAATAAGTGAGAGCGTTACCAAAGTTCATTTGTTTTTGCTCTAATTTTCCTGCCATGGCAAAAACTTTGCCTGCAACTATTTCTTTGATATCCCATTCATTTTCATTGTATAAATCAATGAACGTGGTAAAAGTTTTAACAACTTTACTTGCAACAATACCTTTAAGATCTTTTTCCAACTTTTTAGCGCCAATGTCATAAAGCTGGTCAAAGACAAAGGTGCCCCAATGTGTAGTTTTAAAACGTGTCGGTAATGGCTGTTGCTGTTCGATCATTAAAGGTAATAAAGCAATAACATCGGCCCAACGTTCTAGATCAACTAACCAAATAAACACCCAAGCTAGCACCATATTTGGGTGATTAGCCCCAGCAGTTTTGTATTGTTCGATGTATTCTAAGTAGCCGTTATTGGCTAACACTTCACTTTTGTATTGGGCTTTGTCTTCAATGCTTGAAAACTGTTTAAGCTGAGCTAAGTCGCTTTCAATTCCAACTTGGTACATGTCGAAACTTTTCATTACCTCGTCACGTAAGGCGTTATTACTGCCTGTTTTTGCAACCTTAACGTATTGGGTAACTGTTTTATCTTCGCCTTTGGCTAAGTCAACACCAATAACTTTTTTACCCGTGTCAGACGTACTGTCGGCTTTTTTAAGTGCGGCTTTTTGTAGGCGCTTTGCTACTAAACTCATGTTAAAAAATTCTCTTGTTAAAAAAGGCTACCTAACCCACTCGGGTGAGTTAGGTAGCTAAAACTTAATTAATAAAAATTAAGTACAGGGAGTAATTAAAAACTTATGACCATTCCCAATGTGCTGGGTTTGTTGGGTCAAAAGTAACAGCACTGAAATCAATACCTGTGTGTTTCACTTTATCTATTTTTACCGAGTCACTTTCAAAAAAGGCAATGGACTCTAAATCGTTAACAAAGTAACAGTCGTTTCGAGATTGATAATCTTCAATACGCTTTTTCTTGTGATTATCTTCAATGTGAGTACGCGTTGAACCACTTTGAATGATATGTGCGAGGTTTTGAAAGCTAGTCACTAAAATGCCGCGAACAGGAAAGAACGGTACTTGGTAGCTTTTTAAACTGCCATAAGTGCCAATGATCTGTTCGAGTTCAATCAAGCCTTTTTCTGATGGTGTATCAGCTTTTGCGGCATATTTCCGGCCTTTGTCAGCCGCTAATAAATCAGAGCCGATAATCGCAACCATGCCCATACGTTTATGTAGGGGGATCGCTTGTAAAAGGTCGTGCACTGCTTCATCTAAATTAGCGTAATCGCCATATTCACCTATTCGAATTTCACCTGCTTCTTGCTCACCATCAGCAATGGCACGTTCAGAGGCATCGTTACGCACATGTTGTAACCAGCCTATATTTACATCTTGCAATAATGGATAAGTTGTCATGTTGGTAACGTTAGCGGCTTTGGTACCATTCCAACCGATTTTGATAATATCTAAGGCAATAACTTGTCTAACATGATTTCGCCAACGAATGTGAAAATCAGGGAATTTTGCCCATTGGTCTAACTGTGACCAAGTAATATGTGTGTCGCACTCTACTTCGTAACAACGATATTCTCGGTCATCCAAACCACTTGGATCTTTGGTAGTACGTTCCTTATCGTCTGTAGTAACACCTGCGCGCCCCGTCACACTTGTAGAAACACCAAGTGTTACAGCGCTACCCACCAAATCATCTACCATTTGTGTATTGATACGCTGTAAAAATTCTGCGCTTTCATACACCTTGTCGTACAGCTTTTGTTCAACAGTAGGGCTAACGGCAAATTGTTCGCTCATTGTTGCTGTAGCGTAAGTTACCGCCAGTGCAGTAATTACAGCTTTAAATGCTAATTTTGTTTTCGTTTTCATTTTCATCTCTCGAATTAATTAATGTTTAATACAACTACGACTTGATAATCAGATGCTTATAAAATATCTAGTAACTGGCTATTTTCGCCCAAGTTAAAATCATCAGCATTGGTTGTGCCTTTATCTTCTTCACCTAACGCCTTTGAAAGCTGATTACTTAACCCTGTTAGTTGGTTTGAAAATTCATTAATTTTCGATTCAACATTTTTAAAATCTTCATTGTCTTTTAATGAAAAACTCGCTTGTTCCCCGCCTTCTGGTGCTTCTTTATTACCTTCAACAACAGGTGCGGCTTTGAATTTTTCTTCAATACTTTGCATTGATGCGGTAAGCGTACTAAAGCCAGTGGCTAACTGGTTAAGCGGCTCAGTTAACGCGTTTTGTAATTGCGTAAATTGTTCTGGCTTCATTTCATCGTCCTTTTTAGTGAATATACTTTTAAAGCTAAATGGTTCTTTTTCTGGTTTATTTTCAATATTGGTTAGTGCTGAGATATCAGAAAAATTTAAAGTAGATCTGAAATTTTCAATTCGTCCCTTTTCGCGGGTATTTGATGTAAAGTTTGCTCTTGTTGTGTAACAACAGGCGGGATAATCGGTGGCTGCTAGACCTTTAATATATGTTTTTCCAGAACCTTGAAAATCGTAATCAAGTTCAACGCTGTAATAAACTGCTTGTCCTGACTGGTTTAATAAAACAAATGAAGCATTAGGGCTTAAAATTGAGTACAAACATAAAACACCGTCATCGTTTTCGGCTTGGAATACTTCCATTACATCGCCTAGCATGCCGCCGCTTAAATCCATTCCATAATAATTCTTTGCTAACCAACCGCTAAATTCTGCGGAATGGTCTAAATTGATTCGCGCGCCATATTTCTTAAAGCTGTAGGTTTCTACAATTTCATCTATATGTTGTTTGGTAACTTCACGGCCATCAACAGTCATTCCAACGGAACAGATAGCTTGTGGTAGTGTTCGTAAATCCCCGGCCATGTTTTTACCTTGTGTATTGAATGTATTTTCGAATATGCTTACTTGGACCTTAAGTTTGCCCCCTGTTTTTGTTGCTTTCCATTCGTTTAACTTTTTGAAATTCCTGTATTTAACTTCTAGGAATGTTCAGGTGTTGTACTTAAAGAATTAACCATTTCACCGCTATAAACTCACCAACAATATTTATTTGTATGGCTGTTTTTTGCATTAATGAAACTTAGGTATTCACCAACCATAATTAAACAAGCTCGCGACCATTATGTTTTTGATGCGTACACGTTTGATGAAATTTCAGAAATGCCCGACATGCCAAGTGCGCGAACCTTACGACGCTGGGCTGATGAAGGGGCATGGGATGATTTATGCCCGTCGATAAATGCTGAAACGGCTATTGCGCGTAGAATTGTTTTATTAGCTGAGCGTGAAGATAAAACCGACAAAGACTATAAAGAGCTCGACTTTCTCACTAAACAGCAATGTGCGCTTAATCAGTCGCGCTTACCTAGTGCCGGGTTAACTAAAAAATATGGTCAAGCTCAACCTAAAAACCATGTAAGTAATGACGAACCACAAAGCAGTGGTAAGAAAACCCGCAAGAAAAAAATAAAAAATGATGTGTCAGGCATTACTAAAGAAATGCTTGATAAGTTAAAAGACGAATTACTTTATCCTCACCAATTACATTGGTTCGACAATCAAGATCACCGTGCCCGTTTTATTTTAAAACCTCGACAAATTGGCGCGACTTTCTATTTTGCCTTTGAAGCGTTTTACGATGCGGTTATTAATGGCAGAAACAAAATATTTATTTCAGCGTCACGCGACCAAGCTGAAATATTTAAGGCCAATATCATTGCCATATGCCGTGAGTACTTCGGCATTGAATTAAGCGGCTCACCACTGGCCCTAAACAATAACGGTAAAACAGCCACCCTTTATTTTAAATCAACCAATGCTCGTACTGCGCAATCAGCCAGTGGCGATTTATATATTGATGAAGTGTTTTGGATCCCCAAGTTCAAAGAATTACGCTCACTCGCGCAAGCAATGGCAACTCATAAACACTTACGAATTACTTATTTCAGTACCCCTTCGGTTACCAGCCATGAAGCGTACGACTTATGGAATGGCCGTTGGTATAGAAAAACAAAAGCCTGTAACGACCCTGAATTTGAGGTAAATACTAGCCATAAACATTTAAAACATGGCGTTAAATGTGGAGATGGTATTTGGCGACAACGCTTACACGTTTACGAAGTTGTTGAACAAGGCTTTGACCGCATTGATATTGAAACACTCGAAAATGAGTACTCAACAGAAGAATTCGACAATTTATTTCGATGTAAATTTATTGATGACGCGCATTCAGCCTTTAGTTTAAAACAAGTTATGGCATGTGTTGGTAATTCTGACAAATGGAAGGACGTTGACCACTCTTGGTCAAGACCTTACGCCATGAAACCTGTGGTTATTGGTTTTGACCCTGCACGAACCCGTGACCAAGCCGCAGTTGTTGTAATGACTTTACCTGCAAATTCATCTGAAAAATTCAGGATTATTGAAACCCTTAATTTAACGGGTAACGACTTTGAAACCATGGCAAGTGAAATAGAAGAGCTCACCAGAAAATATCATGTGGTTCACATTGGTATTGACACCACGGGTATTGGTTATGGCGTATTCGAGCTTATTCAAAAGTTTTTCCCTATGGCTATGCCACTGCATTACAACCCTATATTGAAAAACCGCATGGTGCAAAAAGCGATAAACATTATTTACAACAAGCGTATTGAGTTTGATGAAAATTCAGTGGGTATTGCCAGTAGTTTTATCAACATTCGTAAAAAGGTGGTGGGCGATCAAATTACCTATGCCACTAACCGAACCGCTTCAACAGGCCATGCCGATATTGCGTGGGCAATTATGCACGGTTTAATTTATGAGCCGCTTTCAGGTGGTATCGACAGCACACGAACATCAATAGGAATAGCCGCTTAATGAATTTAAACAAAAGTACTAAGAAACGCTTTCAAAAAAACAGTGTTAAATCGACTGAAACTAAAAGTGAAAACAGCAATGTTTCAAGCTTTAGTTTTGGCGACCCTGAACCTTGTTTAGATAATAGGCTAACGGATTACATGGGGATTTTTGCCGATATGAACGGGGTTTACACACCACCCATTTCATTAACTGGCTTAATTAAATTACTTGATGTTAACGCGCAACATGCCCCTATTTTATATTTTAAAAGAAACATGATTTTAAAATGGTTTAAACCGAATTCTATTTTAAATAGAAACAACTTTAGTAAGTTCGCATTCGATTATTTGTGGTCAGGGATGGGCTATTTTCAGGTAATAAAAAACAGTTTTAAACAAATAATTAAACTTAAACATTTACCCGCGTTGAATATGCGTTACACCAATGTTCACAACGTGTACGCCCAATTACAAAGTAACGGCAAGGTTTTAAAATTTAAACCTGGTGAAGTTATTCAAATAAAAGAGTACGACCCACGCCAAGGTATTTACGCGATACCGCAGTATTACGGGGGCATTCAGTCAGCTTTGCTAAATGAAGATGCAACATTATTTCGTCGTAAATATTTTAAAAATGGTGCCCATATGGGTTTTGTTTTCTCTATGGCTGACCCTAGTTTAACGATAGATGATGAAGACAAGCTAAAGGCGGCTATTGCTGAGAGTAAGGGTGTTGGTAATTTTAGAAGTTTATTTATTAATACTAAAACCCCCAAAGCCGATGCTGAAAAAGCGATAAAAATAACTCCAATTGGCGACATTTCAACTAAAGACGAATTTAAAACCATTAAAAGCATAACCCTTAACGACATGCTAAGCATGCACAGAGCGAGTGAAGCTTTAAGTGGTCAAGCAAGTGGTGACAGCCCCGGCTTTGGTGATTTAGGCAAAATAACCCACAGCTATTACAACAATGAAGTTGTGCCACTACAGCAAGAAATGCAACAAATTAACGAGTACTTACCCGCACATTTGCATCTTGATTTTAATATTCCTGCTTATTCAGACTTACACCCTGAATTAGCCACAGAAGCCGATAAATAAGGATATTTAATATGACATGGTTTGATGAATTTTTAACATTAATAGGGTTTAAAGGTTTTTGGTCGCAATGGGGGAAATTGTTTTTTTTGTCGGTATTAGCGGCAACCGTACAAATGTATTTAAGCGAAAAGAAATTTACTTTTTTTCACTATTTTATGGGGGTATTAGTCGCTATTTTTGCCGCTTATTCTGCCGCCGCTTTTTGTGAATGGCGACAATTTAATGATGATTTAACAACGGGTGTAATTGCTGTAATTGCGTACTCTGCACCACATATTTTGAACGGCTTAAATAACATGCTTAAGCATATTTCAAGTAACCCTCAAAAACTTTTAAACATGCTGCCATGGGGGAAGAAATAATGCGTTTACTTCCATTATTTAGAGCGTGTTGGCAACTGCTTTGTTATGTGATTATTGGCTTACCTGTTTTGCTTTTGTTGTGCCCTTCTGCTCCATATATTCGTACAAATCATATCGTTTGGTTAGTGTGGATTTGGTTCGACCGCATGGTATGCACCTTCGCCCATGGTACATGGAAACGCACAATAAGCGGCTGGACTGGACAACATTTCATTCGAAAAAAGCGTTACTGCTATCAGTCAAAAGTTATCGACGCTTTAGCGGTTTTATTCGGTGACGATAAGCAACATTGCCAACGAGCTTACCAATGGGAACAGGATAAAGGTTTCGTATGACCGATTCGACAACTAGTAAAAAGCGCTGGTTGTTCGAGATTAAAGTAGTACGGGCAATACGAACTGAAAAATTTGGTGAGCCGTTTGATGCTGAAGTGTTTTTGACTGTAGTTAACGGCCAATTACATATTGAAGGTTTACTTTCCAAAGATGAATTAACTCACATTGATTTAATTGATGTTGAAAAACAGATTAAAGCCATGGGGTTTGATCACTATTACTATTCACGTTTCAAACATAAGCAACGTGTATTAATGAAAAAGAGAATAAAATGACATTATTAAAACAATACCTAATTGCTAACCCTTTGCATGATTTATCTAAAGTTGTAGCACATAAAACTTTTCAAAATATTAAATTTAATAGTAATGAAATGGCAGGTTATTTATTGTCGAATGATGCGTATTCGTATTTTATGGATTTTACGAATGATATTCAACGAGCAACAGCTGACAGAATAAAAGCGGTATCAAATTTTGATTTTTCAGATAGTGAAGATGGCATCGAAAATAAGTACATGTTGCAAGTGCTTATTAATATTGAAACAGCTGCAAATAATACGGCTATGGTTGCAAATCTCACAAATCTTCAAACATTGTTGTTGGCTAATGCAGTTAAAGAGACAGCACCCTTTGCCAAAACCACTCAAGCAGAAATGGACGCTGTAAAAGCCGAAATAGCACTGATGGGAGAGCTTGAAAGTTACAACACCTCTTATGCTGATGATAACGACGCGGTTGAAATGAATAAGCTTAAAGCCGATGAGTTGCAATTCGATGTAATTTACGATGAACCAGTTACCGTAGATTGTACCGCTAAATTATTTTGTGAATACCTCATTACAGCTAAAAACAAATGGTTCAGGATCCCACACCCCATCACAACACTTCAATACTCTGTTGGTGAAGATCACAAACACTTTCGTTCAAATCAAAATTACGGAAGTCGAAAAATACGTTTCGTTGCAGTTAGCAACGTTAAGTTGCCATTGAGTGTAGATGTGTTGGTGTCGTAATGAACTATGCAAAAAATGCAGTAGCCGAAATAGATTGGGAAAATTA